GGTTTTTTATTGTTTATTACGCTAGAATAATTTCATATAATTTTTTACTATGTCAACAAGTCCTAGATCTGCAAGATCAACATTACGAGCAATAGATCGTTTAAAGAAAGCAGCAAATTTAGAAGCTACAAAAAAAGAAGTAGAACTTTCTGATGGGTCTATTTTTGAGATGTGGGTCGCACCACTAACGATGGCAGAAAGAGAAAGAGCACAAAGAGGAGCTAAATCTGATGATGCAAATGAGTTTGCATTAAGACTGTTAATTTCTAAGGCACAAGACGAGAATGGAACAAGATTATTTCAAGCAGGAGAAATAGATGTTTTAAAGAATGAGGTAAAGGATGCTGATTTACAGAAGTTAATGTTGGCAGTTTTAACAGATGATGAGGATGCTTTAGACCCAAAAGACTAAGCGAAGAGATAAGAAAAGATAATTTATTAATGCTTCAGTTTGGGATAGCTAAAGAACTAGGTAAATCTTTAACTGAGATACGGCAAATGACGGTAGAAGAGATTGTTGGATGGTCAGCTTATTTCCAAGTGTTAAACGAAGATCAAGAGAAAGAAATGCAAAAAGCTCGAAGACGTAGGTAATATGGAATGAGTTAGGAGGAAAGTTGTGGCATCGGCTCAAGCCCAAATAGAAGTTGTTGTAAAGAATCTCAATTCTTTAGGTAAGTTAGATAAAACATTAAGCAAGCTAAATAAGACTAATCAAGAATTAATTCGTGGAGTAGATAATTTAACTAGAAGTATTGACAAACTTGCAAAGGTACAAGGATTCAATGATATTGCTCAAGACGCTAAAAGTGCAGGAAAAGAAATTGACGTTGTAGGTAAAAAATTAAGAGGTATTGATGCTGCATTAGCAAGAGATAAACAAGCAAAATCAGCTTTAAATAAAAAAGTAAGATCAGGACTTGAAAAAGATCCTTTTTTCGCAACAGAAAGAGCTATTGCTAGAAGTTATCAAACAGGAGCGAAAAGAGCAGCAGCCGATTTAAACGCAATTGGAGAAGCTTTCCAAAAAGGAAAAGTTAGTCTTATAACTTTTTTAACGGCTGTAGGTTCTTTACCTGGAAAATTAAAATTAGTTGCTCAAAACGCAAGAGAAGTACAAAAAGCTATTTCTGGCTATAGCGAAGGAATTAATATATCAAGGCAAAGTTTAGCTTCTCTTCAGGAAACGCTTGCCAGCGTTAGAAATACAAACAGAGAATTACCTATAGATAATAAAAATTATAGAGATAGTGTCAGAGATGTTTTATTTGCAGAAAAACAAGTTAATAAAGAATTACTAGATAGAAAACGTATTTTAGAAGGTTTAACTGTAGAACAACGAGCTTTTAGAGAAAAAGTAAATAGAACAATTATTGAAGCAAGGCAAAGAAAAGCTTCTGGTGCTTTTACTGGTGGATTTGCTGAATTTAGTGAAAGAGCAGACAAAATCAAAGCAATTGCTGATGCTAAACGAGCTAATACTATAGAGTTTCAAATTTTAAATACAAGAAAAATTGCAAGAAAAGCAGCTTTAAGAGCAGGTGCTTTAAGAGAACTTCAAAGAACTAAAGGTTTAGATATTGAACAACGAATTAATAGAGTCCTAGAAAAAAGGCAAAGCATTATAAGTCGAATGGGTATAGGAAAAGGTGCTAATCCTCAAGGAGCATTTGCAAGTAGAGGAGGTATGGGAGGTCGTATTAGAGGAGGAGTTGGTAGTGCAATGATTGGTGGTGCGTTCCCATTCTTATTTGGTCAAGGTGGTGCAAGTGCAGCAGGTGGAGCTTTAGGTGGTGCTGCTGGTGGTTTACTAGGAGGAGGATTAGGTTTTGGATTATCTCTTATTGGTACGGCTATTGGCTCGGCGATAGAAAAATTTGACAAATTAAATGAAAAAATTGCTGTTGCCAATGGAGCAATGAAAGCAATGGGTTTTGAATCAGAATTTACAAGAAAAGAAATAGACAAGATGGCTAAATCATTAAAGATAAGCAAAGACGAAGCTGTTCAAGTTGCAAGTGCTTTTGCACGTTTTGGAAAAGAAAGAGCATTAACATTTGGAGGATTTTTTGGAGCAGATACGGCTGGATTTGATGCTGTTGCAAAAGTTAGAGATCAAGCAAGTGCTTTAACTGCTATACAAACAATTTCCAAAGATATAAGTTTTGAAAAACAAAAAGAATTAGTTGCTTTAGTCAAAACAAATACGGCTGCTCAAATACAAATTAAATTACAAACAGTATTACTAGAAGCACAAAAGATAAAACGAGCCGAGTTGATTAAAGAAATAGGTTTACGAGAAAGATTGTTCTTCTTAGTTAAAGCTGCTGCAAATCTTTTATTAGTTGAAGGGCAATTAGATGTTGAATCTCCAGCAGAAAGAGTTGCAAGACAACTTAAAGAGTTAGAAGAGCAATTTAATAAAACAAAAGCATTAATAGATGGTGCAATGGCTGAAATTGGTAGTGTTGATAGTGTTGTAAATGTAATCAGCAGTTTTGATCAATTACCTGAAGTTATTCGTAAAACGCAAGCTGAGATTACAAAATTAAAAGATCCAATGTTCCAAGTAATTGAAGCTGCAACTGCAATTAGCGGAGCATTTAGCGAATCATTTAAAGGAATAATTCGTGGAACGATGAGTGTTCAACAAGCATTTGCAAATATGTTTAATCGTATTGCGGATCATTTTGCAGATATGGCAGCACAAATGGCAGCAAATCAAATAAAACTGGGGCTACTTAAGATGTTTGCAAATATTGGAATTAATTCATTAGCTACAACAGCACCAGCAGGAGCTTTTGGAATAAATTCTAAACCTACTGACACCGTATCAAGACACGTTGCAGGTCATTCTTCAATTCAACCTAAATTCGCTTCAGGAGGATATGTAACCAGACCAACCGTAGGACTTGTAGGAGAGGCTGGAGAAGACGAATATGTAATTCCTGCATCAAAGATGGCTTCTAGTATGCAACGCTACTCAGCAGGTGCTAGAGGTGATTCTGTAATTGCTGGAAGTGGTTCGTCTTATGCAGGTGGCGGTGGAAGCTCTACTACTGTTAATTACTCTGGGCCTATTCTTAACTTTAACTCTGAAGAGTTTGTTCCTAAGTCTGCTGTAGGACAAATCATTGCAACTGCTACTGCTAGAGGTGCATCAGTTGGTGAATCTCGTACCATATCTTCATTAAGAAATTCACGTAGCCGTAGGTCTTCATTAGGATTATGAGCCTTGTTGCTTTAACTAATTTTATTGTTGTTACTACTGCTAGTGGTGATGATCCAGAAAATTTAAGTCCTAATAGATTTCAAAATGGGAAATACGATACTCCTATTACTCATCCTGTAAGCAACAAAGATCATCAGTATTTAAGTTTTATTTATCAGGGTGCAGCTCGTAATAGATCAGGAGACAATATGGAATCCAATTTAATTCTTGCTAACAATGCAATTAGTATGGGATATGCGAAAAAAGCTGTGGATGGTAAATACCATGTGCAAGTAGATACTTATTTAATGACTGCTGATTTTGCTCCTAGCAAATTATTAACTTCAGAAACATGGTTAGCTGCTTCGTTAACATACGATCCAACAACAATTGAAGTATTGCTTAGTAGTGCGATTGATGCAGTTGGAGCTAATGCACCTAATAGAGTTTTAACGACACGGATGGTAGGAAATTTACCTGTTACTGGAACGATACAAAGCAGGTGAGGCCAGATCAATTAATTGGGTTGCCTTATCGTTTAGGTGCTGATCCTATTAAACATGGAGCTGGAGATTGCTTAAGTTTATGTCGTACTGTTTTAGCTCATTATGAAATAAATTCTCCTGAACCAGAAAGAAGTTGGTATCGGAGGTTAAGAAAAAAGGACTACAGTATCTTTTTTGAAGAATTAAATAGGTGGGGAGTTGATTCACCCCCTAAACTAGGAGCAATTGCTTTATGCCGTAGTGAAAATGGTTGCTATGGAATGGCTGCTTTCTGGGAGGATGGATGGCTGAGTTACAGAAAAACATTCGGAGAGTTGGTGGTGAACTGGTGTCCGCTAGACAACCTCATGGTCGAAGGCTGTTACTACCCTCGGAAGTAGAACTATGTAAGACATTAGGTTTATGTGAAGATGAGTATTGGTATTTTGTAGATCAAACTGCTGCTTATAACGGAAAGAGGAAAGAAGGTTATGAGTTAATTCCTGATATTAGAGCTAGTGGTTTAGAGACTTTATTTTTCACTTCAGCAGGAGGACTAACTTTATTTGGTCAAGTTGCTGTTTCTGTTGCATTAACAGCTATTGGTTATTTATTAACACCTAAACCTAAAGAATTTAAAGCTGGTGCAGCTATTAGAGGTGAAGATGCTATTGGTAGCAAGCGTTTTGCACCGCAATTCTCTTTTAATAGTCTTCAAGAATTAGCAACATTAGGAGACATTGTTCCTCTGGTATTCACGAATCAAATTCAAGTTTTAAATACTTCAAATGTTATTGGCGGTATAAGAGTTAATGG